TGATAATTTAATATAATTATCTCCGTCAGAAGTTATTTGATTTAATGCTTCTATTCTTTCATTATCCATATATTATATGTTCTCTAAAATATATAAATAAAACTTTTATAATATTTAAAACTTTGTTGCTATAATACTTGTTAAAATCCAAATAAATATTGTAAATAATGATAATGTCTTTATTAATTTTTTTCTTTCTTCGAAATTAAGGATTTTAACATTATTTTCATCATCATCATCTTGTTCTTCTTCTTCTTTACTTTTTATATTTAATATAATAGGTATAAAAATTAATATAATTATTAGAATAGAATGTATAATTAATCTTGTAATACCATTAGTTCCCATATATAAATAGTAAAATAAAGAGCGAATACTATTCATAGGATTATCAAAATTCATATAATCAACTTGTATCGTATTATCAATATTTACAAATAAAATAATAAACCATAATATTGCAAGATATATAATAGCATAATATAAAAATCCTTCGTGAAAGTTTTTAATAAAGTTTATATCGATACACCATTGTATTAATATAACTGACAAATATCTAATGAAAAATGTTGTTAATATAAAAACTAATCTATCATCAAATGTTATTTCTAATTCTTTCATTGGATTTTTAGGATCATTATCAAATATATTTAATTCTCTTTTAATTGCATCATCATCAATTAAATCATCATTATATAAATCTATATTCTCATCAAAATCTTTTATTTTATTTATCGTTTTATATTTTACATTCTCTTTTATAATAGGTTCGCTTAAATTATCTATATTAAACAAACCATGATTGTTTTTTAGTTCATTACGGAGAATTGATTCGTTTCTATCGTAAATTTTAACATCACCACCACCAGCAACAGGTTGTTTTATTTCTAATATTTCGTTTTCTAATATGCCGTTATGTTTTAAAACAGCATCTTTTACGTCTTTTTCATATTGTGAAAGAAGATTTCTATCACTATCAGCTTTATTTTTTTTATCTAAATCAAATAAATTTTTTTCATCAATTATGTTTTTAGATTTTTCTTCTCTTTCGTCACTTTCTTTTTTCTTTATATCTCTAATGTGTTTGTCTAATATTATTTTTGCTTTTTTAACACCTTTATTTGCTTTCAAATAACTTTCTTGATTAAAGTTTATATTATTTAATAATTTTTTTTCTTTAGACTTTAACTCATCAAATCTATAATATTTTCTTAATACGTTATATAATATTTTTGGATTTTTATTATAAATATCTAATAAATCTTTATAATATGTGAAACGTGATGGTGACATTTTTTTAATATCGATATCTTCGAATAAATAATCACCTATTGAGTTGATATTAAAGTTTTCTTCATCAGTGACATTATTATATCGTATTTTATTGAATATAAAATTATTCATACTTCTTTCTTTTCCTTATTCGTATTATAGAAAAAAAATAATAAACTAATTTTGTATCGTATATATCATCTTCCATATAATTGCAATAAATAGATATGAAATAACAATACATGCAAAAATATAATTTATTTCAGAATGATAATAATATAAAATACACATAAACATTATTATTATAAAAGACCAAATAATTATAATATTAATTGCAAAAATATTTAAATTAAACATATTATGCAATGAATCATCGCTTTTTAAATATATTAATATATTTTTTAATTTTTCAGCTATTATTTCATCATCTTTTTTACCATCATATGTTGAAATAACTTGATTATAATCATAATCTATAAAAGAATCGTCTTTTGTAATACGATTTAAATTTCTTGAATAATTTTTGTAATTAAGTGGTATATATGAAGAAGGCATTAATTCAATTGGTAAAATACCAAAAATATATATTTTTTGTAAATCTATTTTTTCTTGATCTATTTTGTCATCAATGATATTGATATGATTTATTTCTTCATTTACATTTTTTATTTTTTTTTCAAGCAATTGTGATTCATCTTTTTTTATTTCATCTTTTTTTAATCCATCTTTATTATCAATCAAATTTTTATTCTTAATCAAATCTCTTTTTCTATTTTTTAATATTTTTTTTTTTTCAGTTTTTTCATCTTCCGATGATAATGAAATATTAATTTTATTCAAATAAGTATAAAATAATTCATTTATTTCTTTATTATTTATTTTATCATTTTCTAACAAATAATTACTTGTTAAAAAAAAGTTAGCATTTTTCATTGTTTCTCCCATTATTTAATAATACAATCTTATTATTTTAATATATTTTTTATTTTACATTTATAATATCCATATAAATATTATTTACATATAATATAAAATGAATAAAACTATAATTAAAATATCTATATTATTACAATATATATATTCTATTTATTCTTATTCGATTGGTATAGGAGGTTTTAATAATATTGGTAAATCTAAAGGTACGAATGTTTGTGTTTTAAACTATAATAATGTTTATAGTTCTTTATACAAATGGTCTAAAGAAAATGTTAATAGTCATAATAAACTTATAGATGATACATTATGGATTAATAAAAATAGATTTATACATCAAAGTATAATAATAGGTATATATAATGATCTTGGTATATTGACTTACATGTGTCAGTTAAGACAAATTGGAAATATGAAGTTTATATTACTAAATATTTTTGCTAATCCTTGTAACACATTTTATGAAGATTCTATATTATTTGAAAGTATAATATCATTTTGCAATTATAATAAATATTCATTAGATACAAATAAATTAATGTCAATTGATAACAGTAAATACTATTTAACTTATATTTATATGAAAGATAACTTTAAATAACGTATTACATATCTTTATTGATATCACTTGTTTTTTTATTATTTGGTGATTTAACTTTAAGATATATTTATATATTATTCTTTATTTTATTACATCTATTAGTTTTTGGATTTAATACAGAACCTTTAGGACATTTCTTTATTGGTATAACAGGTTTTACTGGAGATTTAGCTTTATGAGTTATTTGTATATTATTCTTTATTTTATTACATCTATTACTTATAGGATTTAATACAGAACCTTTAGGACATTTCTTTATTGGTATAGCAGGTTTTACTGGTGATTTAGCTTTATGATGTATTTGTATATTATTCTTTATTTTATTACATCTATTAGTTTTAGGATTTAATAGAGAACCTGGAGGACATATCTTTATTGGTATAGCAGGTTTTACAGGTGATTTAGCTTTATGAGGTATTTGTATATTATTCTTTATTTTATTACATCTATTAGTTATAGGATTTAATAGAGAACCAGGAGGACATATCTTTATTGGTATTTCTGGTTTACTTAAGTTTAATATAGGTAATTTATTGATAGTTTTTATAGAAATACATCTATCAGTAGCAGGATTAATTACTTTATCTATAGGACATTTTAAATCAATATTAATATTTTTATTATTTTTAATGATTTTCTTTACGTAAGTAACTATACGACCTCCTTCATAAAATGAAAAACATAGTTTAGTAGCATCCATTTCGTCTAATATACATTTTTTCCGATTTAAACAGAAATAATCTTTTCTCTTCAAATCCCAATCATATTTCATCAATTGACAAGGTATAGATATATTTTTATTATCAGACAAAACCTCTTTAATAATATTTGGATCTATAGTAGTTCTCGTCCATCCATTATATACATATTTTTCACCTTTACATTTTATTCCTGCGATTGAGTGAGAACCAATATCATATGTATTATTATTCCAATTTGTTAATAAAACAGAATCTTGTATATAAGTATCTTGTTTAACTTTTACAATATCGCTTAAAGAAGATATATTGATTAATTCATTTTGTATTAAATAATGTTGTGGGTAAAAATTATCTTGTTTAATATGTTTTTCTTGTAAAATGTTTATAATTATAATATCATGATTTGCTATTTTTTCATTAACTTTTTCTGAAGATTTATATATAAAGTCAATATAAATATCTTTATTGTTAATAGTCTTTACATTAACATGATTATATAGGGAGTAATATATTTTCTTAGTATCTGGATTTAAATCTAAATATAATACATTAACACCAAGTAATTTATATACTTTTTTAATATATAATACAGATTTGTAGCCTCTTGATTTATTTTTAACAGGGTTAAATGAAAATTTTTTTTTATTATATGTATATAATTGTTTCAATATATATTCAGGACGTATTTTATCAAAATATAAGTAATCATTATGTTTATGTGTTGTCCTAAAATATTTATTTTTTAAAATATAATGTAAAGTCTTGTAAATAGCTATTTTTTTATTCCATGTTTTTGCTTTTTCTAATAATAATTTTCTACTTTCTTCACTATACAAAACACTCATAAGAATACTATTAAACCAACATGTAGGACCATATTGTTTTAAAGAAATTACGTTATCACATTTTGTAGACATTTCTATTATAGATAGATATAAATATTTATTATTGCATCTATTTGTAGTTGTATTAAAAAGATTTTTTATATATTTTACTTATTAATGTTTTATGATTTCATAAATATTAAGTTTATTTATATAAAAAATAATTATTTAAATATTATAATAGGTAATATTAATAGAGATTATAAATGGTATGGAAACTATCTTCTATTGGTGGGGACTATAAAATACAAAAAAGAGTAAAAGATCCTATACAAAATACATTTGGTGAATATCTTGATTATTTAACGATAAAGTCTGATGGTAATATTGGTATAAATAATTCTTCTCCATTACATAAATTAGATATTCAAGGTAATTCACGTGTAAATGGTATATTTTATACTTCAAATATTATTGGAAATATTCAAAATACAAGTAATTTATTGAGAATTAATCATTTATCAAATGTAACAAATCAGAATAATAGTAATTATTTAGAAATATATGGAAATACATCTTTTAGAGGAGGTAATGTAGGAATTGGTGTAACAAATCCATTACATAGTTTAGATATTATAGGTAATGTAAAGTCAACAACATTTATAGGTATTGGTAGTAATGTAACAAATATAAATACTTCTAATATAACAGATGGTGTCTTACCAATTTTAAGAGGTGGTCTTGGAATAAACATGTTAAATGCTTCACAAATATTAGTTGGTGGTTCTAATAATAATATAGAACAATATAATGAGTTTACATTTGATAACTCACGAGGTATATTAAAAGTTGCTAATATTCAAACAAGTGGTGAATTAATTAATGATTTAAATGCTGGTTTTATCAGTAGAGGGATACTTCCTGTTATACATGGTGGGACAGGAATGCGTAGTTATGATGTACCGGGTGGTGTTTTAATAGGTAATATTTTTGGAACAAATGTGGGAAATATTACACAATCATCTATTTTAAATTGGAATAACAATAATTTATCATTTAATATAGGTGGTGATATTAGAATACCTCAAGGTTCTAATCTTTATATTGGTGATGAATTACTGTCATTTGATAATTTAGGCGAATATGCTTCGGCTACAAGTAATATAAAAGGAATTATAAGATTCGGACCAGACTTTAAAATAAATGCAGATGATAAACTCGAATTAGCTGTTATAGGTTCTTCTAAGTGGTCTAAAAGTGATTCAGCAATTTTTTATCCACAAAACGTTCAAGCAACTGACGATCATATTGTTGGGATAGGTGGTACTCCTGATAATATAAATAAATATCGATTAGATGTAAAAGGAGATATAAATACATCAAATGGTGTATTTAAGATAAATGGAATAAATGTTATAAATGATAATTCTAATATAATTTCAAATCGTATTAACACATTTACGCTTGATAATTTAGGAGTTCCTGTTACTAAAACTATTGGTGGATTTGCAAATGCAAAAACAGAAAATGGAGGATGGAATAATAAATGTTTCTCTTTGCGTAAAAATACAATTAATTCACAATTAGAAGAATATTTTATTTCATCAACTCCAAATGTTACTTATCCTTTTATATTCGATCAGAGAGTAGAAATAAAAGGTAATTTAGAAGTAATAGGTGATTTCAAAGTAACTAACCCAGTAGCATATAGTGATTTTAGTTCTATAAAATTAAACAGAGCACATACAGAAAGTATTTTAATAGTAGAACAAAATGGGACAGGTGCATTTGCAAGATTTTCAAAAAATGGTAATATAGAATGTATAATTAACAAAGATGGTAATTTAGGTTTAGGTAGAAATAATTTTACAAACTTCGGAGAAGTTCCGTTAAATAATACTATTCATCCTGCAGAAAAGTTACATGTTATTGGAAATATAATAGCTACTGGTACAATAGTATCAAGTTATTCTGATGAAAGATTGAAAACTTTTAGTTCAAATATAACAAATTCTTTAGAAATTATAGATAGTTTATCTGGATATCGTTATACACCAAGTGAACTTGCAATTAAAAATGGATTCAAATATGATAATGAAATTGGTTTAAGTGCTCAACAAGTTCAAAAAGTATTACCAGAAATTGTTAAACTCGCACCATTCGATATTATAAAAGATAATGATGGAAATAATGTATCAAAGTCGGGAAATGATTATTTAACAATATGTTATGAAAGATTAGGTGCTGTTTTTGTAGAAGCTATAAAAGAACTTCATATTGAAATGAAAAAAATAAAAGAAGAAAATATTTCATTGAAAGAAGATATAAAAAATATAAAAAGTATAATAAATAATAAATATATAAATATATAAATATATAAATATATAAATTACGATTCTTCCTTTTTAACGTTGCCAATCTGAAATTCTTCAACCATAGTATTCTCAATCTCGTAAACTTGAATGATTTTATCAATAACAGCAGTTGCTAAATCAATTGTCATAATATTTAAAGGATTAAGATTTATGATACCAAACTTATTGTTATAAAGAGATAAAGTTTCTTCGATCCCATATACATAAATTACATTTTCTATAAACATAGGATTGTTAGTCAAATATTCATTGATTATATTAATCTTATTATTTATAGAAGTATAATAATCAGGACAATAGTCTATTTTAATCATAATTTCCATTATTTTAAGATGGTAACCTTCAATAACCGATGCAGAACCTGCATTATTATTAACGAACGAAACAACGAAGTTTTTCGTAGTCATATTGTGATATGATAATATATTATTAATAAATTGCTATCATTTTTTATATATTATCTATTAAATCTTAACATTTCTTTCCAATAATTAAATATTTTTTTTTGTGTTTTATTCGTATTATAAATATATGAAAAAATATAATTCTTATTTAATGCGTCTATTTCGCAAAAACTATCATATAGAATTTGTGTTTTTTCATAATCTTCATTTGCGCAAGAATATTTATACATTGTATTTTTTATACTTAAATAATATTATCATTTTTTTAATTTAACACATTTTTTTTTTATATTTATATATATATAGAATAATGACATTACTAGAAGGAGTTTTAGGAGGTTCAAAAAAATCAGCAACTAAGAAAATGTCTGTTTGTGACAAAAAGAAGGAAGTATTACGCAAATTAATGCTAAAAAAAAAACAAGCTCATAAAAAAAAACAAGCTCATAAAAAAAAACGAGGTGGTGAAACATTTGAAGGAAGTGCAATGGGTTTATTAAGTGATGTAGCAAAAATGTCTACAAGCTCGGGTATTGATAGTTCAGTGAAAACTTTTATTGATCTTGGTCAGTCGACAGGAGTAGGTGGTTCTCGTGGTGGTGCTCGTGGTGGTGTGCGTGGTGGTGCTCGTGGTGGATATGAAAGTATGGAAGCACAAGGTGGCTCTCGTGGTGGTGCGCGTGGTGGATATGAAAGTATGGAAGCACAAGGTGGCTCTCGTGGTGGTGCGCGTGGTGGATATGAAATTATGGAAGCACAAGGTGGAACTCGTGGTGGTGCGCGTGGTGGTGCTCGTGGTGGCTATGAAAGTTTAATGGAGGTACAAGGTGGTTCACGAGGTGGTGCGCGTGGTGGTGCTCGTGGTGGCTATGAAAGTTTAATGGATGTACAAGGTGGTTCACGAGGTGGTCTTCGTGGCGGTGTACGAGGCGGTGTACGTGGTGGTGTACGTGGTGGTGTACGTGGTGGGTATCAAGAAGCAGTTATAGGAGGCTTCTATGAAATGCTAGACACTTTTCAAGAAGAACAAGATATTGTAGGTGGACGCTCTCGTGGAGGTAGAGGTGTAAAGGGAGGGTTCTATGAAATGCTTGAAAGTATGGAAGAATTTGCTAACGCAGCAAAGAAAGAATTACATACACCACCCCCCCCTAAAATAGGAGGTCGAAGATAGAATTATATATTTAAATTAAATATATATTAAATCAGTACAATTTGTCATATAATGTTTATTTTTACTTAATTCAGTGAATGTACCAATACTTTTTATTTTTTTTTTTAAATCATCAAATTCATACCATTTACTTTTACATTTAAAAATACATATATAATGACCGTTTTTACTACCACCATTATGTATTATTATAGAGTGCAAATTCTTCTTACTATTATCTCCTAATATTAATTTATTCTTTATTTTTACGAATGTATTTGATTTTATATGAGAGTTCTTATTGATATCGTATATAATCCTGTTAATATGTACGAATAAAAATAAAGCAGTATTAATTTTAATTTCTTCTATTTTATATTTATATTTAATATTAGAATCATCACCTGTTGGTTTCCATAAATCATTATTACCAAACTCATTAGTATATATGTAGGAAGGTATATAATCACTTATATTTATTTTATTTTTAGAAATATCACAATCTATTTTATATATAAATGATGATTGTTCTATTCTTTCAGTAATATGTGGTGTATTTCTAATTAATTTTAAATTTATTTTTTTATTATTAGTACCCCAATTACGAAGTGTTGTTATAGTAGTATCTTTATAATTGAATATAATATTAAAAAACTCTAATGTTTGGACTGGTTCAGATTGCACTCTTTGCCAATCATTT